CTTAGCTTGGTCAAACGGGTCCAAACTAAATATCAACAATTCATTAACACCAGTTGGTTCACCTAGCTTTTTCATAGCGGCCGGTACTTGACTGATGCTTGCAATGTTGGCGTACTTCTTATCGTTGTAATCTGAATGGGTAATCGCCACCATGCAAAACTTTCCAAGCAATACTTCAAGATTGAATCCATCAAGTTCTGCTTGGGTAAATTCTTTGCCCCGCCAGGCTTCTAAATCCTTGCGTAGCGTTGCTTTTTCATCTAGGGAAAGGGTGTATCGCTTGGACACAACCAATGGCTTACCATCATCCATAGCTAATGGGTTGCCGTCATTATCTTCACCGTGCAATTCAAACATACAGATGATTTTGCGTTGCATCTTTTTCTTACCCATCCATTCAGTTGTTTGGGTGCCAATATCAATAATGCGATACAGACGTGCCAAAAAGCTTCCTGGGGGTGGAAGTTTGAAATCGGTGCTACCACTACTGTTTTGTTTAGCTACTATCATTTTTTTATCCTTGTCCAAAAATTGTTCCAAATTCATTAAATAATTCCGTCAATACTTGATTCTTTACAAGTTTAGGCTTACCGCAAGCCGCACGAATTACTGCAATATCGTCCGGTGATGCGTAGTCATGTTCAATGTTTTCCAAAGCTTCTTCTAAGCGTTCTTCAAACTCTTGCATTACTTGGGCCATTTCATCCATGTCAACTCCTTTATTTATCACGGCACTATTGCCGTACTTAGGAATTTAAAGTAAACTTTAGCGAAAGTAAAGCAATATTTACCACGTGAGGAAAATAAATGACAGATGCACAAATCATTGACCTATTGGGCAAGCCAGCAAAAGTAGCTAAGTTGTGTGGCGTATCAGTCCAGGCGGTATGTCAATGGCGTAATAACGACAGTATTCCGTTTGGCCACCTAACAACAATGGCCGCCACAATCGAAAAAGAATCCCATGGTTTAGTCACTAGAAAAACGTTGTTTCCAAACAACTGGTGGTTAATTTGGCCTGAACTAAAAAATATTTGATGTAAACTTGCTGTCCGTTCTTAGCTGGGGATTCACCACCACCAGCGGCTAAGACGAAAGTGCTACTGGGGGAATAAAGGATGTAACAGCACACAAGTCGGTGGCGAAGCTAGTGCCGATTCCTTGAACGACTGGCGGGTTCTGTGGCTCCGAACAGGTAAAACAGTTGAAGGCGAACCAGGTGGGCTAGGTTCGTCCACCAAACGGTAATGTAGCTTTAATACAACATAGGTATAAATACTTATAAAATAATTGTTGCATAGTAAAGTTTTCTTTAGTAAAGTCTTAATTACGGTGATTGACCGTGATAGATAAAAGGAAAACAAATGAAAGTAATTAACTTCCAATCAGTAGTTAAACCAGACTACAAAGAAGAATATTTAACAATGTCAACTGGCCATATAGCAACATTGGTTCAGTTCAATGACGGTACAGAAGAAATGCACCTTCATTCCAAAACTGGTAAACGTGTTCAAGTAGGCAATACTAGCTGGCAAGCCGCTGAACGTGCTATTTGGAACACAAACCCAACACGGTCAAAATTCTAATGTTTGATACTTTTTGGAAATTGTACCCACGCAAAGTCGCTAAAAAGGCCGCAGAAGTAGCCTTTAAGCGGCTTTCTAAAGATGACCAAGAAAAATGTGTTGAATCAATTGAACAACACGTTGCATACTGGAAGTTAAAAGATACCGCAACAGAATTTATTCCACACGCAAGTAGTTGGATTAATGGTTTACGGTTTCTTGACGAACTGGACATGACCCCAAAAGAAATGAAACGGCCAGCATTGCCTTGGTATAGTAATGATGAATTAACTTTGGCTAAAGGCCGTGAACTAGGACTAAATGCGTATGCCGGTGAATCAATGGCCCAGTATAGACAGCGAATCAGCCAAGCTATTGGAAAGGTTCAGATATGAATCAGAAATACGCCAGCTACTTCAATATCGGCATCAATTCGGCCTTGTCGGGTTCAGGGCTTATTTTGCTAACCCTAAGTTTAATAAACGGCGCCACACACTTACTGCCGACCTATGGGACCAATGGTCTAAAGGAAACCGTGGCCAGAAAGGTATGTGGTTATGAACAATGAACCAGTAGCGTGGAGAAATCTATGCGTAAGCAATATCGGTGAAGATTCTGAATGGATTTATAACGAAATTGGTCAAGGTGAACCACTCTACACCCATCCAGCAAAGAACAATGGGGGAAATCCTGAAGAACTGAACACTAGGCAGATTCAAGATGCTCGAACATCGTTGGAAAGTACCCCACCTTTTGCTTATGCGGTAGTCAGTAAAGAATGTCCTGATGGCATGGAAAATATGTCATTGCAGTTAAATGAACCAGTAGAGGCTAAAAAAGTTATTCCGCTTTATGAACGACCAATAGATGTAACAGATGAAGAAATACTTGAAATTATTGAACAAGTCAGCAAAGAGCAAAGATTGGTATGGCTTGGTGATAAAGTAATTTTTCCGCTTGCTAGAGCAATACTAAGAAAGGCACAAGAATGAACGCAAATGAATTAGCTGATGAATTAGATATTTACGGTGAAAGTGTAAGGTCGGGTAACAGCCCATTTACTGAACACGCAGATATGTTACGTAAACAACACGCTGAAATTATTCAACTTAAAAATCTTCTTTTGGATAACCAAATATTGCTTGATAAAACACTTAATGCTTGGGCCAAAGAAATGGAAAGAAGAAAGTGAAACCAGATACCAAAGTTGTTGACCCAAACGATTGCGTTGATTACCTTTATGAATACGCACCAGAGTACGCAAAAGCCAAAGGTGAGTTGGCGGAATTAGAAGCTTATCGTCATTCATTACGTTCAATTAAGATGAAGCAATCATCTGAACAAAGTTTGGGCGCCCAAGAACGTGAAGCTTATGCCAGTCAAGAATATCAAGACTTATGCAAAGCTATTGGTGCGGCAACGTACAAAACAGAAATGTGGAAGTTTAGATTAGAAGCGGCCAAGCTTCGTTTTGAAGCCTGGCGTACCCAAGAAGCAAGTAACCGCAACCTTGAAAGACTAACTAAATGATTGACCGTTCAGAATTAATTATTAGTATGCAAAAAAATGTTAACAAGCTTTACGAATTGCAAAACAATAAAAAATATGAAGATGCTATAAAAATTGCACACCGGTTAGTGAATGATGCTATGGCTATAGAAGTTGATTGTTTACGTGAAATTAAAAAGCAATGGACGTCATAATCCAGTTGTCGCCAGCAGAAATTCAAATGGCGGCGTTTGTAGGATGTCAACGTACCGTGCAATGCCTTCAGAACGGTTCAAAACACCGTTACGGCGCTAAAGATAGTAATGGCTGGCAAATGTCTATCGAAGGCGCATTAGCTGAATGTGCGCTTGCTAAACATTTGCAAATTTTTTGGTCTAAAGGTACACCTGGTGCGTGTGATGTAGGACCGCATGATGTACGTGCTACTGAACATTTACACGGTAGTCTTATAATTCATCCAACAGATGCAGATGAAAGAAAATATTATTTGCTAACTGGAAGCAATGGTAAGTATTACGTGCGTGGATATATGTACGGTTATCATGCAAAGCAACAAAAGTATTGGAAAGACCCACAAGGCGGCAGATTAGCATTTTTTGTACCCCAGGCAGATTTAATTAATGACTAAGAATGACAAAATCCGTAATAGTAAAATCGCTGACCTCGGCTGTGCGTTATGTCGGCATCAAGGAACTCCGGGAACGCCAGCAGAATTGCATCACATTAGACGAACTAGCAAAAGAAGTAATGCCCCTGTTATCCCATTATGCCCAGCCCATCATAGATTCGATACCGGTATTCACGGAATGGGTAGAAAGCGCTTTGAAAGGGAGTACGCTATCAGTGAAGAAGAATTACTTGAACAAACGAAAGCGTTAATTAATGAGTAGTAATCTAATTATTCTTACAGGGCTAATCTATGCTTACATTTGCATTGAAAGTTTTTGGAAAGGAAATTTTGGATTGGGTTGGATGTATTTTGGATATGCTGTTGCAAATTATGGGGCTTATTTAATGGCCACCAAGTATTTATAATTCTAAGGGGTCTAAGCCTAATTCATGGGCGACCATAGAACACCTAGTACGAAACTGCTTGGAATGATGTGCCCACTTGTCACCTTTTTGTCGGTGAAAACTCATGTGAACACATTCATGGCATAACACACGAATTACTGTCATCATGTGACCACATAATGCGGCAGATACGGTAATGGTATGTGCATATTCATCACCCGTGTCATACATATACGTGCCCATAGTTGTTTTATCATGCTTATCAACTTGGAAATCAATTTCTTCAGGTAATGGCAAATCCCATTTGGTAAAAGGGTACACACAATACAGCGTACTGTATAAATTGCGTAATACTTCAGGCGTTAACCTCATTTCCAGCTAATCCATTCTTTGCTAATTTCTTTTTGTTTACGTTCTACGTAAACAGGCATACTAAATGTCAAACCGTGTTCTGGATGCGTAATCCATAAAGCTTGGCGTGGTGGTTCAAATCCAAAATTGTTAGCGTATGCGTATTCATCGTAACCTTTAAGGCTACCGTTGACGATAAGGCGTTCTAGTTGGATAAGTTGATGCCAATGACCTAGAATCATGGTGTCGTATTCCATGTCAATCTGGGCGTTCCTAGACCGTTTACGGTGGTCGCCACGAATGATAGGACCTAAAGCGCCAATGACACCATCACCCCCACGAAATTGATCCCCGTGTGTAAGTAGATATTTATGTCCGTAGATTGAATAATAGGCATCTGAGCCGTCAGGAATATGAAACTGGATGCGGGAATCATTTTCAAACCTCTTTGATAGAAATTGATAGAGTAACCAATCAAAGGATGTGAAGTTGCGACCTTTTGCCCTAATTTTGTGCGTATTACGTCCATGATTACCAGATACGCACGGAACAAAGACATTTCCGAATTCATCGGCTAAAGTTTCAATACACCAAGTCAATACACCAAATAAATCTATTACTGTTGGCATAATTTCCATAGAGTTGGTAGCCATCAATTCTTCATGAATGTCACCAGATACCATGTCGCCACCCAGCACAAACACAATGCCAGGGTAATCAGTCAACGCTACGTGATTCTTTAACAAATCAATTGTTTTTTCAATCATTACCCTTGCACGGTCTTGTGCAATCGCTACGTTGTATTCATTTACTCCATTAATTTGATTTGGGTCAACTACTTCACCCCAATGCCAATCTGATGCCATTAATGTAGGAACACCAGCGCTTCTTTTCTTTTTGTTTGGACGTACCAGCCAATTAGGTGGTGATACTTCCTTTTTAGTCATTTTTAAAATGGTTGATTTAATGTATTCAGCCGTCAACGTATTTTCTTCATGGGCATGAATTGTTGCTTCTAATTGCCTGATTTTGTCTTTTGCTTCTAACAAAGCATTAATTTCCTTATTGGCAACTGCTACAGTAGGCGTAATACCAGCGGAATATGCTGACCTAAGCCTTGTAGAATATGTATTTGGATTTATGCCTATTAATTTGGCCGCTTCTGTTTTACTGCCAGTCTTTGCAAAAGCATTAACCGCTTCTTGCATTTGTTCACGTGATAACCCTGGGTTAGCCATAACTTACCTTTTTAAGAAGTTTGTGCAATACTACCAAAACATTATTAAGAATCAAATACTTACTATGACCGTTATTAAACTTCCTTATCCGCCATCTGTAAACACTTATTGGCGTAACTTTCGTGGCAATACCGTTTTAAGCAAAGCTGGGCGAGAATTTAAGACTGCGGTATCAGAGTGCGTTATTGCACAAAACGTACCAAAGTATAATAACCAACGTTTAGAAGTTACGCTTTGGCTATATCCACGGTCAAAAATAGTTACCGATTTAGATAATAGACTTAAAGCAGTATTGGATGCCTTAGAAGATGCTGGAGTATATGACAATGACGGCCAAATAGACGTTTTGATGATTCAACGTGGTGAAATCAGAAAAGGCGGCGGCGTTGATGTAATGATAGAAGTCCTTTAAAATTAGCCATGCCTGATTTATCTGACCTTCTAAATTCTGCCATTAATTATGATGGCACCACGTCTTTGCAAGATATTGCTAATACAATCAGTAAACTTCCTGAAAACGTAGCCAGATTTGTAACAAATCCACAAGCATTTACACAGTTGTTTGGAAACAACAGTATGCCTCAAGCCACAGGATTTGCCGCTGGTGCAACAGGACTTCCACCACAAAGTCCATACGGCGGTGGTGTATTAAATCCCAAAAATGCTGGATATGAAGAAGGTTATCAACAAGGCGAACCAGTAGCTATTGCGGCTAACTTTGCCCCATTTGTTAAGGGTAAACCCGTAGGTTTAAGTATGATTGGCCCTGAATCTGCTTTATGGGATAGGGAAATGGCTTTTAATGCTGGAAAAATGGAAGCCAAAGGCGCTACACCACAGCAAATACATGAAACAACTGGCATGGCCCGTGGCTTAGATAATCAATGGCGACAAGAAATAATAGATAAATTTGCCACAATGAAAGATGGCGAAAATTTTGGTGAAACTTATAGAAAAGCTAGTTTAGATGGTATTTGGTCAAAAGATAAAGTTACTGTAAAGGACGTATTACATCATCCTGAACTTTTACAAGCTTATCCAGATTTGGGTGATATTACAGTAAAAACACATAGCGCAGAAAATCCAATAAAAGGCGCATTTAATCAAAATAAAAATTTTATTAGTTTGCGGGAAAATTTAAGTCCTAGCGATGCTACATCAACCATGTTGCATGAATTAACCCATGCAATACAAGCAAAAGAAGGTTGGAATCGTGGGGCAAACGCTAATGCGTTAATTACACATTATGCTAAAGAAAAAGAAGGAATAATGTCCAAAATTGAGGACCTTAACCGCCAAGGTAGTGAAGCTTATAAAGCTGACGACATGGACAAATATCGTTCTTTAATGGCCCAACGTGATATTTTAAGTAGAAAATATACTAATTTTGACCCTGAAGCAATTGGTTATGATATGTATAGACACCATGCTGGGGAAGCTGAAGCCAGAATGGTACAAAGTCGTTATGGATTAAATAAAGAACAATCTAGACAATTTTTTCCATATGCTGATGCTGAACATGGTTTAGACATAAATCCAGATGATGCAATTGTTACAACTAAACATCCAGAAACCATTAATACGCCAAGCCAAGAATACGATTATCGGGGCGCCCATAAAGCACCTTATAAATCTGAAGATAATGCGCCAGGGCATGAATTAGACAAAACATTCCCATCTGATGTGTATGGACCCAATGGGCATAGATATTATGGGATGGGCGACCAAATGGATAAAGATACCTTGACCATTATGAAAGCCGCCAAAGGTAAACCAGACCATCCAATTACTATTTACCGTGCTGTACCAGCAGAACACGCTGGTGAAGATATACACCCTGGTGACTGGGTAACGCCAAATTTAGATTATGCTGAACAACATGGCAAATATTTTGACAATGGGTATCATATTCTTGAAAAAACAGTACCAGCCAAGCATATTTGGACTGATGCTAATTCACTTCATGAATTTGGTTACGACCCCACAGATTAGACTTGACATAGTAGTAAAATAGACGAAAATATGGAAACTAGGCTTTTCTAGTTCTTTTTGCAAAAAGGAAATATTATGGGTTATTACAACAAAGAAGTTGAGCCAAAAGGCGCAAAATCAAGCGACCGTACTGGCGAAAAACGTGAACTACGTGAAACTGGTGTAAATTCCACCAAATTCATGCCTGGCGCAACCGGCGAAAAAGTACCTAAAGGTGCAACATCAAGCGATACAACTGGCGAACGTAAAGCCAAAGCATTTGCTGGTGGTGTGGCCCTTGGAATGGAAGATGGCGTAGGCGGCCGTGAAATGCACATGGGTAAACATGATGGCCGTTTGGGTGAATTTAATAGTGGCAAAATGGGTGAAACCGTTTGCTACGACCATAAACGTGTTGGACACGACCAAGACGATATGTAATAAGGCGAAGGGCCTACAAGCACGTGAAACTTGTAAGCCCTTCTAACCACGTAGTAAACGGAGAACCACATGGCTGATGTAGATTTTATATTAAAACCAATGGGCGACAAAATAGTTGTGCGCCCTGATAAACGCATTTTAAGTACCGTACTTATTGTTGACAACAAAGAAGCCGACAATATGGGTACTGTTGTCGCTGTAGGCCCCGGAAGAAAAATAAACGGGCGCCGTGAAGCAATGCCGGTACAAGTCGGTGATTACATACGATTTGGGACAATGAGTAAAGATGCCCAAGAAGAATATTTAAAGTTCACAGAATACTTCCACGACAAAGAACGTTATTTAATCATGTCATGGCAAGACGTTTGTTTTACTACTGAAAAGGAAGAAGCATAATGGAACTATTAGATGGAACTCCGTTGTTTGAAAAGTTAATGAACCACTTTGGCTGGTACAAAACCAAAAAAGTTGACATGGTTGTTGAAAATTTGGATGTTCATTACGTATTTCAAATTAAAGATGAAGCGCCAGAAACACCATTTCCGGCCCCCAAAGACAAACGAAAGCCAGCATTAAAAAAAGCGACTACTAGAAAGACTGCTAAAAATGGCAACTAAACCTGGCTTATATGCCAATATTCATAAAAAACAGGCTCGCATAGCCAAAGAAAAGGCTGAGGGTAAACCCGTAGAAAAGATGCGTAAGCCTGGCACTAAAGGCGCCCCAACAGCTAAAGCATTTAAAGAATCTGCTAAGACTGCAAAGAAACCATAATGGCTACTAAAAAACACGACAAACCAATCGCCCATAAAACAACTGGCAAGGGAAAGACCTACAACCCTACCGATAAGGGCGCCGGTATGACTGCTAAAGGCCGTGCTGAATATAACGCCAAGAACGGTAGTAATCT